TTATAGGATGTTATGTAATAATTTTCTTTTTCAATTAATTCATGATAGTTACAATATTCAATTACTTCAAAATTAAAAAAAATATCTCCATGTTTATTAAAAGATTTTTGTAAATATTCATTATCATGAATACCTTTTTTTAACATCCAAAAATGTTTATATTCTCTGTTAGTTATATTTGTACTACTACCAACGTAAACTTTATTGGTTAATATATTAGTTATTTTATAAATTCCAGAGTCAATCATCTTTGTTTCTTAATAATAAATACTATTTTTAACGAAATATACACTTAAAAGAATATTTATCAAATAAAAGTTACATGGAATTTTCAAATATATTACAAGAAAGCCGATTATCTGATTTTAAGACAAAGTATACACAAAAATTAGGAGCCGAGAATGTGGATAAGATTACGAAAGAAATCTCACCAAAATATTTGGAATGGGCTGGAAAGGTGTTGGACTCAATTAATTTTGATGAAAACTTCGCTAAAGTTAATGAGGCAATAAAAATATTTGATAAGATTTATAGTAACCTTCCGATAACTGACTTATATCAATATAAAAATATTGGACAATTATTAAGTGCCATAAGTGAATATAGTAATAAACAAAGAAGAACTGTAAGGAAAGTTGAAGGTGGGAATGTTGTTTATGAAGATGAACGATTCTTTGTTGTTAATCCACTAACATATAAATCATCATGTTATTACGGTAAAGGTACAAAGTGGTGTACCGCTTCAGATACCGATAGTCAATTCAACAAATATAATATTGATGGAAAGTTATTCTATATTATAGACAAAACACTTCCAACTAATAATAAGTTATACAAAGTTGCTCTCCTTAAGAAATTTGATGGGGACAAAACTTACTATGACTCTATAGATGAAATTATCAAAGGGGGATGGATATTCAATACAAATAAATTGAATACAATACTTCAATCAATTGACGACTATATCAATACTGAATTTGAAGAACAAGTTAAAATATTCCAAAACAAAGAGGAGGCGGAAAAAGAAAAACGTAGACAAGAAAGAATATTAATACAAAGAGAATTACAAGCAGAAAGAGATGCTGCAGATGGAAGAAGATTAGACAACGAATGGGTTTTAGGACCTAACACTCCTGAAGTTGGTTTGAGAGCACATGCAGTACTTAAGTTTTTAATTGAGACTGGAGAAATAGAGGGAAAAACTCAAGAAGATTTTGCTGAACTAAACAGATTGAAGGGTGAACTAGAATCTACAAATGCCGAATATGAAAGAGAAGGTGAAGGAAGAGAAGATTTGGTTATTAAAATTGGGGAACTTGAAGATGAATTAAAAGAATTAAATAATAAGATTGATGTTTATAATATAATTCCTGATGGAGAATATTATGACCTAACAAAATTTAAAGTTATTGATGTTGGTTTAGAAGGTAATAGATACACCGCTGGAACTGACGATGAAATGATGGAAAGTTCAAAGAAAAATCTTGAAGATTTAATAGATGATATTGGTGTTGAAGGATTTAACAAAAATTTTATTAGAGATTATATAGATGTTGAAAGTGTTGTTGATGATATTACTGATTATCTATATAATGATTTACATGATAGTCCTGAAAGTTATTTTGAGGATGACCAAAAAATGTTATCTCCACAACAAAATGAAAATATTGAAATTATGGAACAAAGAATTAATTCTATAAAAAATATTATAAAAAAATTATCTGAACAAAGTCAAGGAAATAATGACCCAACCATTACTTCAAAAATAAAAGAGTTTGAAGGAATGATAAGTGATATTATAGAAGAAATTCAATTTATTAAAGACGACCCACAAGGTGATTACCCTACTGAATTATATGATGAAAAATATTTGGAGTTAAAGAGAAATGCTGAAAATGATTATGAGTTTTATATGGATATGTTTGGACTTGAAACAAATAGTTACATAGATAATGATAAACTAATTTTGGGAATCATTGATTCGGATGGATACGGGCCAACACTTAATAGTTACGATGGAGGTGCAGAAGAAGAATATGTAGAAGGTGAGTTATTTTACGTAATGAGAATTGATTAATAATAACCTCTAACTATTATTAGTTATGGCAAGAAAAAAGAAACTATCTTTCAAGTTGAATCCTGAGTGGATGTTGAAAGAGCCCTTAGATTTTGAATACAACAAATACACACTTTTGGATTATCTTCAGAAGTGTGAGAAGAACTATGACAATTTTGAATTATATCCAGATTTTGTTGAGATATCATTACATTTAGCAAACATTCAATCTTTAGTTAAAGAAAATATTTTATTATTAACGGACAAAAAATTTGAATTTTGTGACGACGAAATTTTAGTTAAGGATTTATATCCAAAAAAATTACCTAATTTATCTATAGAAGATAAAGATGAACTAGAAAAAACTATTAATTATTCTAATGGTAAATTGTATGATGTTTTTAATACATTCAAAACTATTTGGAATATTGCCTTCGATAGTATAGAAATTAATATCAAAAAAAACAAAGGAGCATTAATATCTGGCTCTGGATACATTTTTTATTATGAAAAGAAAACTGAAAAACTTTTTGTGTGGGAATATCAAATACGAAATGTAAAAAATGAACCAAGTAACAACAAAACTTACTTAACAAAGATATACGAAGATACAATTGAAGATGTTACTTTAACATCAATTATTGAAAAACATTCAAAATTAAATAATACTAATTACTACAAAGACCTTCCTGTTTTTGAAATGAAATGTAGTAATCAAAATTTTCCTATGGAACAAACAATCGTTCCAATCATGAAAAGAAAAATTATGTCATACATTTTTCAAATTATTAATTTTGAAAAAACAAAAGACTTTGACTCTGAGTCTTAATTCACCTATATTTGAGTTGTGGGCCTCAATAAACAATACATCAATTTTAAGTCAACATTAAACTCATTGTCAACCAATGGGTTAGAATTATATTATAGAAATGGATATGCCCTCATGTTCGAGGACCTTGAAAGTTCTATGGTTCATGATTTACATATTGATGGAAAGTCAGACAAAGAAATTTTAACAATAATAAACGATAAACAAATCACGGAGAAAAAAAAACTATGAAGTGTATTAAGTCAATCAAAGAAACCAAAACGGTTAAGTTAGGAACTATTCAAAGAGTAGCAGATAAAGACGCAGACGTAAGAGTCAAAACAGGAGAATGGAAGTTTATTCCAAAATCTGAGTGGAAAGAAGTTAGTAGAAAAAAAACTGAAAAAGTTGTTACAGTTGCTGTTGAAGGTGATGAAGTTAAAAAAATAAGAAGAGGAAAGAACAAAACTAATTAAAAATGGGTGAGGAAAAAGATTGGATAAAGCCTACACACTATGGTGGAGAACAAAATCCATATGAAGTCATAAAGGTATGTGAGGAATGGGGATTAGACAAAGATGCCTATTTGTTTAATGTAGTAAAGTATGTTGCAAGAGCGGGTAAAAAACACCCTGATAAAGAACTTGAAGATTTAAAAAAAGCTGCGTTCTATTTGGATAGGAAAATTAAAAACTTAGAAAAATGATTTATTGGTTAACAGGACAACCTGGTTCGGGTAAAACAACAATTGCAAAAGAACTATGCAGGATAGGAAGAGTTGGACTATACTCCAATTGGTTCAACATAGATGGTGATGACATCAGAAATTTATTTGATAATAAAGATTACTCTGAACAAGGTAGACGTAAAAACATTGAGGTTGCCCAACAAATTGCAAAATATTTGAATACTCAAGGAAAAGATGTTGTGGTATCTTTAGTATCTCCTTATAAAGACCAAAGAGATAACTTCAAAGAAAAGATGGGTGATGATTTGAAAGAAATTTATATTCATACAAATGAAGTTAGAGGTAGAGAACAATTCTTTGTTGAGGATTATCAAGCTCCAAAGGAAAATTATTTGTATATTTGTACTGATAATATGACGGTTAATGAATGTGCTCGAAAAATATTAAATTAAATGAAAAAAATACATGTTGAAGGTGACCCCAAACTAAAAAATACGGGAGGAAAACAATATTCCATGTTTGTGGGAAGATTTCAACCTTTTCACGCTGGTCACAGATGGGTTCTTGACAAAATGTTAAATGAAGGTAAGAATGTTCTTATTTGTATTAGAGATATTGAACCTGATGAGAATAATCCCTTTACTGCTAAAGAAGTTGAGAATAGTCTTAATGGACAACTTATTGATTTGATAATGGAACTCAGAGTTAAGGTAATGGTAATACCTGATATTGAATCGGTTAATTTTGGTAGAGGAGTTGGGTATGATATTATTGAACACATACCGCCCCAAGAAGTAAGTGAAATATCTGCAACCAAAATTAGAGAACAATTAAAACAAAATTCGGACAAACATATAACGGAAAGAGAACTTAAAGAAAAAGTTATTACTGCTATAAAAACAATTTATGACCCTGAGATACCTGTTGATGTATATGAATTAGGTTTAATCTACGAAGTGAAAATATTCCCTGTTAACAACGTCTATATCCTAATGACTTTGACTTCTCCAAATTGTCCATCTGCGGAAAGCATTCCTGTGGATATAGAAAAAGCAATAAGAAAAGTAGAAGGTGTAGAAGAAGTTACAGTTGAATTAACATTTGAACCACCTTATGAACAAGATATGATGTCAGAAGTTGCAAGATTAGAGTTAGGGTTTATGTGAATAAATAATAAAATAATAAAATGTTAGAAACAGGAAAAATATTTAATGGGAATTGTGATGACTTCCCCTAACTAACAGATATTTATTAGTATGGAGAAGTTATTATTAAATGAAAAAGACGTTATTAATCAATATAATAAACTAAAAAATATTCATAAAGTTGCGGAATATTTTAAAGTGTCTGTGTCCCCAATCAGTAGGATTATTAAGTCAAGTGGTATTAAACTAACTAATCGTAGATATTCAGTCAATGACAGTTATTTTGATATTATTGATAGTGAGGAAAAGGCTTATTGGTTAGGATTTTTATATGCCGATGGGTATATCAGGGAAAGAAAATCAGGTAATTCGCTCGAGATGAAATTATCAATTAAAGATAAACATCATTTAGAATTGTTTAGAGATACAATAGGGTCTAACCATAAAATTATTGATGGGTTTAATCAAGTAAAATATAAGGGAGGTATTTCAATTTCACACATGTCTTCACTTGCGATGTATTCAACTAATCTTGTTAAATCTATTAAATCTCAAGGATTTCATTCAAGAAAAACATTTACAATAGATTTACCAAATATTAATGAAGATTTTATTCATCATTTTATTAGAGGATATTTTGACGGAGACGGCAGTTTTTCATTCAACCCTATTAAACATAAAATACATACTAATATAGTATGTGCTTCTAAAAATTTTAGAAATAATTTACTTAAAATTTTAAATAAAAATGGTATAGATGTTAAATATTATTCAGACATTTCATTACATATCCAAGATAAATTGGGAAATCTTAAGTTTTATGATTACATTTATAAAGACTCAAAAATATATTTAAATAGAAAAAAAGAAAAATATGAAGAATTTAGAAGACATTATCAATACTGTAATTAATGGTGATTCAATTGAAGTAATGAAAGACATGCCTGAATCTTTCGTAGATTTAATTGTTACTAGCCCAAAATATAATGTTGGGATTGATTATGATAGTTGTGATGATAGAATGTCTATGGATGATTATTGGGAGTGGACTAAAGATTGGTTGACTCAAGCGTTAAGAGTGTTAAAGAGTGATGGTAGAATTGCCGTCAATATTCCATATGAAGTAAATGTTCAAGAAAGAGGAGGCCGAATATTATTTATGGCTGAGTTTTGGGGTCTAATGAAAGAAGTTGGGTTTAACTTCTATGGACTTGTTGACCTTGATGAAAACTCGCCACACCGAAGCAAAACCACAGCGTGGGGGTCGTGGATGTCACCAAGTAGTCCATACATTTATAATCCAAAAGAATGTGTAATCTTAGCTTATAAGAAAGACCGTATTAAAAAAGTTAAGGGTGAACCACAATGGAAATCTGAAATGGTTGACATGGAACAAGAAGATGGTACCATAAAAACTAAAACCGTTTATCAAGATGAAGATAAGAAAGAATTCATGTCTTTGGTTTATGGTCAGTGGGAATACTTTGCAGATACAAGACAACAAACTAAAGCAACTTTTTCTATGGATATTCCAATGAGGGCTATTAAAATCCTTACATATAGAAATGATATTGTTTTAGACCCATTTGCAGGTAGTGGAACTAGTTTATGTGCGGCTGAGATTGCTGATAGACAATGGGTTGGTATTGAATTAAGTGAAAAGTATTGTGAAGTTGCACGGAAACGAGTAGATGTTTTTATCAACGATAAGAAACAAACAAAAATAGAGTTTGAATAGAAGGGTCGTAAGACCCTTTTTTTGTTTCTCTTGATATTTATAAAGAAAAACTATAATGAGTGATATAATCATTAGTGAGGAACAATTATTGAATATTCAAGAATTAATCTTGAAAGAAAACAAAATCCAATTAAATGAAAGTGAATGGTATAATACTGTAGGTGATATTTTAGGTCTTGTTGACCCAACACCTACTGTAGATTTTATAAATGGATTATCATACATATCGCAAGGAGACTATCTTTTTGGTTTATTATCATTAATTTCTGCAGTTCCATATTTTGGAGATGCGGTTGCCAAACCTGTAACAGGAGCTTTAAAAATTGGAAGCTCGGCAACCAAAGAAATTGAATTAGCTCTTAAATTATCTAAAGCTGGTGATTTTGTAAAGGCGGAACAAATACTAACAAAACTTGCGGGCGAGCCTGGTGTTGTTGGTAAATTTGTTAAGACAAGTGATACTTGGGTTCCTAAAGTAAAAAATGTAATTGATAGAGTTCCATTTGGTCCATTCAAAGGATTAAGAAATACTGTAAATGCTTGGTTTGATTTATTTGCAAATGCTTCTAAAAATAGTAAGGGTATTGCGAAAACTGCAGGAAATTTAGCAACCAAAGTTGCATCAACTATTTCTAAAGAAGAAAAAATTGTATTGTTATCATCATTTTTAAAAGATGCAAAGGCGACTAACTTCTTTAATACTAAAAACTTCACTAAATCACCTAAATCATTTATGAATGTATGGGGTGGAATGCCAAGATTATTTGGAAATGCAAATGCTAGAGCTTTGGTTAGAAAAACAAAGTTTTGGTTAGGATTTTTAGATTATATTGGATTGGGTAACTTTGTTGGACCAGATGAAGTTGCGGCTGCCTTAGGTGGTGAAGATGCTATGAAAAAGAAATTTGATGAATATTTGGCAACTCCCGAAGCTGCTAAAAATTTCCAAGATGACTTTGGTGGAGTTCAAACACCATCATCACAATCAAATCAACAAACAACTACATCATCTGATGGAGGAAGAACTGGAGCTCAATCAATGTTTAAAGGTATATTTGGAGGCATGCTTACAGATGCATTATTTGTTATATAAAAAATCAATGAAGAAATTATTAAAAGAAACAGGAATTAGAGACATTAAAGCATTGAGTAATAGATACCCAAAGGCTGAGATATATTTCCATCAAGATTTAGATGGTGTAACTACCGCAATTGCAATGAAGAAATATCTTGAAGATAATGGTATTGATGTGGTTGGAACACATATCATTCAGTATGGTGATAAAGAATTTTCTGTAAAAAAAATAGACGCTACAGGTGAGGTAATGCCAGTTTTAGTTGACTTTGCTCATGGTAAGCCAATGTTTGTAATTCATACTGACCACCATGATAGACAAGTTGGTGTTGAGAAAGGAACGTCAAAACAATTTAGAGGTGCTCGTTCAAATGTTGAAACAATATCTCAAGTAGTATCACCAAAAGATTTATTTCCATCATCAGACATATTATTAATTAACACAGTTGACTCTGCAGATTATGCAAAACACAATATTAATCCTGACCAAGTAGTTAACTACCTATACAGAATTGACAAAGACCAATCATTACAAAAAAATAAAATGTTATTGGGACTTGTTATCAACAAATTATTACTTGCGTTTAAAAACAAGCCAGGATTCCTTGAGAGTTTAGTAATGGATTCACAACCATCTTTAATGTCTATTTTGAATAACATTAAGGCTTGGATGAAAAAAACAAACGCACCATCACCCGAAGAACTACAAAAGAACGCTGAAGGTTATAGAGAAACAATGAAAGATTTCCCTAAGGTAAGTGATAATATTATATTTCAATATGGTGGAGGCTCAATGTTCAAACCAGGTTCCTACGATAGATATACACCATTCAGAAATAATCCTGAAGCGGATTTCTTAATCATGGCTTGGCCGATGGGATTGGTTCAGGCTTCATGTAATCCATTCAAAAAGGAAAGAGAACTTAAAGGTGTCAACTTAGGTGAGATTGCACAAGAGGTTTTAGGTAAGTGGGAAAGTTCATTAAAAGATAGAACAGTCCCATTATCAACAATCAAATGGGTTAGTGAAACAGGAATCAATCCTGAAAGTGTTGGATTTACATTTAAAGATTTTAATGCTTTGTATGGTGACAAATATATGTCAAAAGACAGAGGTGAAGAAGCTTTAGAGTATATTGAATCCATAATGGAAAAACCATTCGGAGAGTTATCCGAAAAAGATTTGGATATCTTAGATAAGATTAACGTAAATGCTTGGGATTTGATTCAAGCAAACTCAGGAGGACACAAATGTATTACCAATATCTCAGGATTAAATTATTTGGGAAGAGGAAAAAGACCACCTCAAGGAAAATACAAATATGATTCTGAAAAAGAAGATTCACCTATGGTTAAGTTTACCAAGATGGTTGCAACTGAATTTGAAAAAATCTTAAAAGAAAAAATTAAAGGGAATAAATCAGAATAGATATTCAACGTTATCGCCTTTTTGGATACCTAATTTTTTACAACTTCCTGAAGGTAATTCAAGTACAATATTTCCCTGACCACAATAATGTTCACAATCTTCTGTGGTACAAGGTGGGCAATTATGATGTATTTTTATAATACGATTATTCTTAATCATAATGATGTCTAAAGGTATAATACAATTTTTCATCCAAAAACATTGTCTCATACCACCCATTAAAAAAAGTAGACCTTCAAAACTTTCATCAAATTTTTTTCCCATCATACCAGCTGATTGGGATTTTTTATCAATGAGTGTTTTGACTTTAAAAATATTTTTGTTTATTTTTACATTCATAATGATAAATACTATGGAAAACAAAAGATACGTCGGAGTACTAATAAAGTATGGTAAGCAAATACTTTTAGTTAAGAGGAACGCTGATAATGTAGAAGAGTCTATTTGGACAATTCCTGGTGGAAAAATGATTGAAGGATTAAAAATTAGAGAAGCAGCTCAACAAATGTTGTTAGACACAACTTCAATAGACGTTGAAGTTGATAAATTACACTTAGTTGGATTAATTCCAAGAGAAAGTAAAGATGGTACGAAAGATAAGGGTTTAATGTATGTTTTTTTATATGAAGCCTTACTTGGAGAATTACCTATATTTAAATCTTGCAAGACTCCGCACAAACATAGTAAGCATGGATATTTTACGGTAGAATATATTCAATATTTAAATTGTGGAAAACATTTACCAAAATTTGTTAAAACAATTTTTAGTTAATTATTGACTTTTTATCATTATTGATTATATTTATAGTTCATTGTCTGAATAAGACAGAACACCTCCAAAAAATGTTTCATAATAATTTGTTTGAATGAGAAATCTTTCTTACTTTTGTGAAACAATGTCCCACAAGTGTGTACTTTGAAAGAAATACTAAACTTGTGGGATTTAATAAGAAAAAAGTTCTTTAAAATTATATCGCGAGATAGAGCAGTTGGTAGCTTGTTGGGCTCATAACCCAAAGGTCGGAGGTTCGAGTCCTTCTCTCGCTACAATGTGAATTTAAAATTCACAAAAAAAGTTTTACAAAGTGTTTGACTAATTGAAAAATTTTTTATATCTTTGTAAAACAATTCGGGACTAACCGTAAATTATACTTGAACGATGTTTACATCAAAGTAGAGTTGGAGTCTCGAAACTTTAAACAAATTAGCCTGTTCTACATAGAGTAGAAGGTCCAAAACGTGAAGGGTAATGTCACAATGGGAAAGATGAATTTGTTTGTAATTACCCAAAAAAAAAGTTTCACATAAATTTGGAAGTGTTAAAACTTTAACTTAAATTTGTGAAACAATTCAGGAAAGGGGTTGTAAATCCTACGAGAGTGGGTGTAAAATTTTTCCCCTTTCCTTTTTCAAAAGAGTTTTTTAAAATAAAAATATAATGGCGCCAGTGTCTCCTGTAAGCAGACACCAACGGCACCATCAACAGATAACCTAACGAGGTTATCATAATGTTCTTTGAATTAAAGAAATCGGCGGTCTATAGTCGTTAAATAAACTACGAAAGTAGTATAAAGTGAATCATTTGGTTAAATGATTTGCGGTTTCCTTCGGGGAGCTTAAGTAGACAAACGAGATATCATCTAACCTTCAGTACCGAGGGTGACACTGTAGAGAAAGTGGTTAGATGACGAGGCGGTCTGAGTCGTTTCGTTGAGGTGGGAACACCAACAAGAATAACTCGTAGAATTAGTGCAAGAAATGTGACCTCCAATTACACTATTGCGTAATTCAATATTATAGTTGTCTTAAAACCGAAAGGTAACGGTGATGTACAGGTGGTGCTGTTATCAGCTCGGTTAAAACTTACCAAAGTTTTGACTCAGAAGACGACTAAAACTATGAAGGACGGGAGTCCTTAGAGGGTAGTTCAGTATCGGGTTGTTCAAAAGATGACCTGTCTGGTTGGCGAACCGCTACCTTCAGAATTCAGAACCAAACACATTTGTTAATTGCGATTTAACAGTCTATAAAAACAAGGAAAAGTGTTCGTCAGTCATTGGAGAAAGGTGACTACATAGTCGTGAGTTGTTCACGGCCATGAAGGGTCCCAAACCCAACATGATTTTTAAGAAAGTTCTCTAAGTTCGCAAGACTTAATTAGCGAGGCATCGTTGAAGAGCGACAAGTATTAAGAGAGTATCTAATGACTTAAGGAGTGGTTAACCTAATAACCGTCACTGAGAATTACTATTCAAAAGATAGTGGAAACAAAGGGAAACAATAATCCTTTTAAAGATTCTTAACTGAAGGTGTATTCTCAACCTGAAAGCCTTATAAACCCTGACGTTTTTAATGTCAGGGTTTTTTGTTTTTATTGTATTTATATAATAAAATAGAAATCATGAAAAATATAATAAAACGGAATTTTTTATACTACAGTTACAAATTATCAAATCATTTTGTTCGCTTTGCAATTTTATTTTTGTAGGAGTTTTTTTATATTAAAACTTTTCACTATATTTGTATTCTAAACAATAGGATATGAACATGAACACCCACAACATCAAGATTCAACACGAAGTTTTTGGAGTATTACTTAACGAAAATTTTGTAAACCCAACACAGTTCAAGTTATTTTTGAAGATGGTTCAAGGATGTATTGAATTGAAGAATGATTTAACTTTTTTCAATGGTCAAGACTTCTTAGTTCATATTCCTTATAACTATTTAGTTTGTTCAATCATTACTACTAATGTTGACCTATATACTTTGGCAGAACATTTGATTACAAAATCAAAGTTGGAAGCTTTGGAGACAAAGTAATTTATTATCAAACCTTTAAACACTATAATAATGAAAAATATTTTGAAGTTATGTATTGGGTTATGGTTGTTAAATAAGACTGTAGAGGTAGTGGAGGAAGTTACCAAACCTTCACCTAAACCAATTGAGGAAGAAAGACCCACTGAAAGGGATTATATTTTAAGTTTGATTGATGAGTTAAAAAGTAAGAAGAATAAAACTCAAAAAGATAAAAACAATTTAGGACTTTTAGAAGTTAAATTAAAACAACTATCTGCGTAATGATAACAATTGAAGATATTATAAGTTACTCTAAATCACATCCTTCTTCAGGAGCTGAGGGTGGAAGACAAACTGTTATTGGTAATGATAAGATACAGTTTTCAATAATCGGTGGGTCTCGTGGATTATATGGTGACTTTATTGATACCTTTGAGGTGGCAATATTTGATACAGAAACAGGAGAATTCAGAACTCAATTTTTTCATCCTGAAGCGGGTGATGATGTAATTGCTTATATGGAAAAAAAAGATGTTGAAGATTTGGTTAACAAATTAATTAAAAATAAAGATTTCCAAGTTAGATAAAACTTGGTGGTGGAAGTCTGACTTTAATCAGTCGGTCCTAAAAGAGGAACTTCGGTTCCTCTTTTTTTAATCTGTGTACATCAACCTACTTACATCATAGTCTCCATAAATTTGCATATTCATCAATAAACTTAAATCTGGTTCATCTGAATAAGAAATACAATAATATCTACCTAATTCTACCTCTGATGAAATAGGGCCATTGGATTGAGTTTTATATAATATGATGTAGTCGTTACCTGACACATCGTTTTCTATTGGTGATAAAGTATCAACTTTCAATTCACATTCATATTTCAAATCTTTATTCCAAGAACATAAAAAAGTCAAGTCATAAATTTTTTCAATGTTTGATTCAGTTTCTCCAAGTCCATCACAATTATCGCATTCATAAGTTCCTGAACCATTACAATATTCGCAATTAACAACTCCTGTACCTGCACAATCAGGGCATTCAACTTCACCCGTTCCTTCACATTCCTCACAGTCAGGGTCATTGCCATCACATATTGGGCAATCAACTTCACCAGTTCCTTCGCATGTAGGACAATTTTCTTTACCTTCATCGCAATAAGGACAATCTGTTTCTCCATCTCCATGACATTGACTACATGTGTTAACTGCATATTCACCATCTGTTTCAAATAAATGTGCAAAAAATAAGTTATTAAATATTTTTTCACCTAATTTAAAATTACCTGTTTTTTTTAATGAATATACATAAAACATTAATTTAATTATATTTTCAGACCCAAATCTTCTAAAATACTCAACTTGTGGTTTTGTAATTTCACGAATTTGGTGATATATGGATTGAGGCGTTATCGGTTCAGAAAATAACTCTTCCATCTTGATTGCCAATTTTTTTAATTTTTCACTCATTTTTTATAATTTTGTTTGGAAAATCCTTTTTATATAAATAGATTTGTTTTTACAAATAATATATTATAATTATTCTAAAATACATAACAATATGGAAATCAAGGTAACAGTTACAGAAAAAGAAATTAGGGACACTCCTAATGATTATGACTTAGGTGGGTTAGTTAGAAACAAGTATTGGCAGACACAACGTGACCAAGAAGGTCCAAGAATTGACGATGAGTCATTCTTCTTGGATATAGATGAAGATGGACTTGTTCGTTCAATCATTCGTCCAACACAGGGAGAATATGACATGTGTTCAATGTGTGGAAAAGAAACGCAGTATTTGAAATCAACAAGTGTTCATATGAGAATTGGATATATTGAAGGGGCTGGTCAATTATGTTTCGAATGTAATCAAGCTCAATCAAATTTGTGTATCTAAAATATTTCACTTACATTTGTTACGAAGTAAACAAATTAAACTTTTAAACATAAAAATATGGAAGATTTAAATGAAAAATTTAAACAGTTTTACAAACAAGTGGCATTTTATTCAATGATTGTTATTAGTCTTGCTGTGGGATTTACAATTGGTTATTATTATAATCTAATTGCAACAGGGTTAAAAAATAACCAAGTAAATACCGTTAAGAGAGCGGACATTCAATTAGCGGTAGACGAAAATAATCACTTAATTGTGATTGATAAAAAAACGTGGAATTACACAATTTATCAAGATTCGGTAGGTTACAA